GTCACCTCTTATTTGATTCGGGCCAGGTTCAGCACCCGGCGCCCTCTTTAAAAATCATCAACTAAATTCAATGTCAAACATTAATTGCGTAAATCTTTTTACTTTTATTAAGGTAGTTTCGTTTTGTCTCATAATTATACACATTTGTATACAGAGTGTATTAGGATATGCTTCTTATGTGTGTTAACGCGCGGTATTGTAATGTGTTATTTATATACCCACGCGCGGTATGAAAAAGGCCCAGCACCGAAATGCTGAGCCAACAGGGAGGAAAGACACCAAATACTTGATGTGAGTCCAAAGTACATTAATTAAGTATTTATTGCAACATTAATATATAGATATTTTTTGTCTTGATTATGTTTTTTGGATATGTTTTCTAGTTTCCATTCGATGCTAACATAGGGAGTAACTAATGGAGATTAACTTGTCCAAGAAGCAGGCCAGACAATTAGCAGATGCGATAGAGCATCCTTTCCGTTCAGCTACTCTCTCTGCACTTTTATATAAAATGTCTAATATGGAAGATGATGCTGAGAGGTATGTAGAATTGGATGATTTGAAGTTAACTATAAAAGTTAATTAAAACTTAGCCCGGCACTAGCCGGGTTTTTTTATACCTGTTAGCGCCTGCCTTTAGCCTTATCTGGGTATAGCTCCGGCCAAAAGGCCTACGCAGTATATCGCGTAAATGTAAACTGTCTACCCCTAAAATTACATTAGTAGCTACATTTTTAGCTTGCTAAGACCTACTAATGGCCGTTACTAAGGTGATATAGGTACACGAGGGGAAAGATATGCAGATAAAGTATGTACATAAGAGAACACGCGCGGACGGTACTCCTTATTGGGTATTTAATCCGGGTAAGTATCTAAAGGATGCTCTAGGTGTTACTTTCAAGCCGTTTGATACAGAACAAGAGGCCATAGAGTATAGTCAGCAAGTACAAGACGATTTCTATGACCATAAGCGTAGACAAGATCGTAAGTTCCATATCCAGGATGATACTGTGAATGGCATCTTTGCCTACTATCAGGCTCAGGATGAATGGATAGATACCAAACCATCTACGAAGACAACCTTTAAGATGTTGATGTCTGTTATAAGCAATGCACGCCTCGGAACAGCCAATATACGCTTTGGAGATATGTTGGCAAAGAATGTCAGTAACGACCATGCAAAAGCCTTAAAGACACTTATACAGGAAGAATACAGCCCTCATAGAGCCTTGCACTGCATGAAGGTGCTTAGACTGATATGGAACATTGCTCTGCGTGCTAACCGTGTAAAGCATAATCCATTTAGCAAGATGCGTATTAAGGCTATGAAGCCTCGTACTGTATGCTGGGAAAGCTCAGAGGTAGATACTTTCATAAAGCAGTGTGATAGCTACGGATATCCTAATTTATCTCTACTAGCTTTGATGTGTTATCACCTATGCCAACGCCCGGGAGATATGCGCCAGGTTACCTTTACTAATATTGTGGATGGTGAGCTGGATTTTATCCAGGAAAAGACCGGAACAGCACTTTCTATAGAGATTACGGATGAAATTATAGAGCGTATTGATGCTCTAGGACGTTCCGAAGGTACTATAGTAGTAAATGACGAGACAGGTAACCCACACACGCGCTGGAGCTACTATAAACAAGCCAAGAAGATGATTATTCAGGCTGGTTTACCTGAACATCTACGCATCTCAGACCTACGCCGTACTGGCGCCACAGAAATGGCTGAGAGTGAATCTACTGAAGATGAAATACGAGCAGTTACCGGACACCAGAGCCGGGACGTACTGAATATCTATGTAAGACCCACGCGAGCTATCGCACGTAATGGAATGAGAAGGAGATTTGGTGGCAGACGTAAATGAGGCACGCAAGGCGTTTGAACAAGAACTAAAGCGTCTAACAGGTAAGCCATCTCAACAGGTAACAGAGCGGCTTATAGATTTAATAAGAGAAGTCAGGGATGAATTAAGGAAACGTGATGGAAAATGAAGCAGAAGTACCCCAGTACGTTCTAAATCAGCTGGAAATGATAGGTATACTACCAGGTAATTTAGTGAAAACAGACATCAAAGATGAACCTAAGATACCTCGAAATTTTGAATTTAATATGCCGGAACTTGATGAGAATGGGGAGCCACCGTTTTGAAGTATACAGATCCATATATCGTAATTGGTCAGGACAACTGTAGTTACTGCGAGAAAGCAGTGAAGCTTCTAAACGATAGAGGTGATAACTGCAGCTATGTAGCCCTAGAACATGCCACATGGCTTAAGCCCATCCTGGCCTTAGCCAATATTAAGACCGTCCCATTAATTATTAATCCACAGAACATGGTCATTGGTGGATTTGAAGAACTGGAGAAATATCTTGAAGGTATCAGCTAAATTAGTAGCACGTACTATCCCTATTAACATTCCGGCAAACACGCCAGAAGAGCTGATTGCTTATGCAGCTCGGGTATCTAATCCAAGCAATCAGGCTAACCATGAGACTGCAGGTAAGCTTCTACGCTATTGTATGGAACACAAGCACTGGTCTGTGTTTGAAATGTCTAATGCTGTTGTAGAGATTAAGGCGCCACGGGATATCACTCGACAGCTTCTACGACACAGTAGTTTTAGCTTCCAGGAATTTAGTCAGCGTTACTCGGATGAAATAGATTTTACTGAAAGATCGTTTCGGCGCCAGGATAATAAGAACCGGCAGAACAGCCTGGATGATCTTAGCCCTGAGGTAAGACGGATCACGATTGGTACGATGCACCGCATCAAACGATATGCTCAGCAAGCCTACCAGGAAATGCGAGATCTTAATGTAGCTAAAGAGTGCGCACGTGTGTTCTTACCTGAAGGACTAACTATGTCCACACTGTACGTTAATGGTAACCTCAGATCATGGCTTCATTACCTGGATGTGCGGGATGATGAAGGGGTAACACAGTGGGAACACGTAATCCTGGCTAGAGAAGTAAAGAAAGCTTTACGCCAGGTATTCCCTGAAATCTTAGGTATCAAAAATGAAAAATGATGCAGGTCTTATTGGTGTTGAACAAGTAGAAGAGCATGAAGATGGTTCTGCCACCTACAAGTTTCACATGGATGCACATGCCCGTGGTTTATTGGCAGAGGAAGGACTGAAGTTAGTCCTACATTGTGCTGCTGCCAAAATGGATATGCAGGTGGTCTACGACTTCATTGAGGAACATATAAAGGAAGAAGTAGCATGAGTTCACTGTGCAATAAGAAACACAATGGTAGATACCCTGCTGTGAAGCGTGAAACCTTTCAGGTGGGACATGTGACCTTTGAGGTTAATGAAAATGAAGATGGTGGGTCAACCTTTGCTTTGATAGCCGGTGAAGCTGCTACAGATAAGGATAGACGCCCTTTGTTCAGCGGACATATAAGTTCTGGAATGTATGATGAATTGCGTGCATTAGCGTACAGAATAAAGCAGCTGGAACCCTCAAATGACTAAGGTAATTACTGGGGTGGTATTTAGGGTGGCAACGACTTTCGCCGACACGACAAATTTAATCCTGAAAAATCGTTTAAAATCAATAAGTTGGTTGCGGGAGCAGGATTTGAACCTGCGACCTTCAGGGTCACAGCCCTAAGTATTAAATCAATAACTTAAAACATGCAAAGAATGGAATGCTAAGACCATGTTTTCGTACCGGGAGCAGCTAGAAACACTAGAACCTATTAAGCTTAGAGAAGGTCAGACTAAGCGTATTAACTGCCCTTTCTGTGGCGGGTATAAGACTTTAGGTATCAGCAACCGGGACGGTAAACGTGTGTGGCATTGCTTCAAGGCTAGCTGTGGTATCCGGGGATCTCAGAACGTGGGTATGACCTTGGAAGGTATTAAACGTAGACTACAGGGCGCCCACACGCCTTCTAAGACTACAGCCAACGAGATACCACCTAACCTGTCAGACCCTAGACACCACCCAGATGCTATAAAATACCTAGAATCAGTAAATTCACTAGAGGCATTTGAAAAAGGTTTAGTTGAGATAAAATACAGCCCAGCGCTAAAAAGAGTTATCTTTATGATGCCTCATGGTGAAGGTGGTGTTGGTAGATCTTTGATAGGTGAAAAGCCTAAATGGAAAAATTTTGGTAATACTTCTGGTATATTACAGATCGGAACAGGATCTACCGCAGTTGTGGTAGAGGATGCCGCATCAGCTGCTAGCGTAGCTAGGTTCTCGGTTTGTTCAGGTTGCGCATTACTTGGGACCAATATAAGCTATCAACAAAGGGCGGAACTATTACACTTTACAAAGGTAGTAATTGCGTTAGATAAAGATGCATCTCGAAAAGCGATAAGTCTAAAAAGTAAACTGGAAGGACGGGTAAATACCCGGGTGGTATTTCTCGAAGATGATCTAAAATGGCTCACTGGCGATCAAATAAAAGCTGTACTACGGTAAAGAGCCGTTACGCTTGGCGTTATTTGCGCAAGGGACATAACGGTAAACATAACCGTAAGTCTGTTAAGTTACTGCAGTTAGTAGGGCCGCATATTTTTCATCAATCAGCCTCTAATTGGTGTTATCCTCCTAGCGGACCCCCAATCTTTTCCTTATAGCTGCCAAAACATGCGCAGAGGAACCCTGCGTTATCAAGCCACCCGTCGAAGCTAACCTAGTACCGACGTTAAACTAAAGGAAAAGGTATAAACCAATGAAGGCACGTGGCCTTATATTAATAGACTTTGAGCTACCAGGCGGTTTCAAAGAAGCTGCTGAAGAGCAAATGAAGCTAGAAAAAGCTATGCAAGACTTAGTGCGGGGTAATCCCAGAGTAGTGTATAGCCAGTGTGATATAAAAGAGCGTAGGGGTGAGGGTCATCCGGACATCACTAAGCTTAAGATACGAACTAGCTAAGTAAATCAATACGTTAAGATAATTCAGCCCAGGGATCTAATCTTTGGGCTTTATTTTTGTCTCCACTAATGTAAGATAGTAACCCTATAAGGTACATTAGAGGAAAGCCATGCTAGACACTAACTTTCTTAAAAGTCTTATGTCCCACGACTTTTATGAAGAAAATAAAGAAAAACTATCGAAGCAGTTATTCGACGCGGACATCAAAGAGCTATACGAAGTAATAGAATCAGCTCATGAAAAATATCAACACGACCTACAACCTGAAGACTTGTTCTCTCTTTGGCAGAGCGACAACCCAACAGCCACCAAAGCAGAACGTCACCAGATCAGAGATCTAATTCAGGATGTACAAGAGGCAACGGGCATTAGTTATGACATTGCCTCTGATAGTATAGAAAACTTATGGCGCCGTAATTTAGGTAAGATCGTCGGCGAATACGGTATGCGTATCTCTGAAGGACATGATGATTTCTTCAGTAAGTTATGTGAGCTGGTAGATAAGCATAAGCATGGGTACATGCCGAATGATATTGGATCACCTACCACCCTAAGCATTAAAGAGATCTTAGAGAAGCGTAAGGATGAAGGATTATTAGAATTTTACCTGCCTACCTTAAGAAGAAGAATAGCGGGGGTACAAAGAGGCCGCTTTGGTATTATCTTTGCGACCCCAGAAACTGGTAAGACTGCCTTCTGCCTTAGCTTAGCTGTATCTCCTGGCGGATATGTAGATCAAGGTCATTCGGTACTTATAATCGGAAACGAAGAAAGTACTGAGTATTCTATAGAGCGTGCTTACGGCACTGCACTTGGATACACCAAAGAGCAAATTTCTGAAGACATAGATAAAGCTGACATGATCTTTAAGGCTAAGATGGATGGTAAGCTGAAGGTCTATGATGCTCAGGATTGGGATCTAGAAAAAGTAGAGGCCTGTATTAATGATGAGCAGCCTTCAGTAGTCTTCATCGATCAGCTTGATAAAATTTCTGTACGAGGATCCTTCAATGCAACACATGAACGCCTTGGAGAAATCTATCGCCGTACACGTGAAGTTGCCAAGCGTACAAATTCACTAATATGGGGCGTAAGCCAGGCATCAGCTGATGCTACAAATAAAACACGCCTGACCTACGACATGATGGCCGGTAGTAAGACTAATAAAGCTGCCGAGGCTGATATCATTATTGGTATTGGTAAGCATTCAGGAAACCAAGACGACATGGAAGAGAACACCATGCGTTTCCTGACCATTTCCAAAAACAAGATCAACGGATGGCATGGTACAGAATGTTGTACGCTTCATGGTGAGGTATCTCGCTATGTCGAATGATATCCTTGTTACACTCACTAAGGCTGAGATCTCACAGTGTAAGCAAGCAGCTGCTCTACGATGGCAATTAGCACGTGCATCAGGTGTCGTTAATCAACGCAAGGATACTGATAGTTCAGATGATGATGTAGATTACTTGGGTATCCGGGGTGAGCTAGCAGTAGCTAAGGTTTTAGGATGTGACTACACGCCTAGTGCGTTAGGTATAGATGAAGGCATTGATATGTTCATCAATGACCTAAGCATCGATGTGAAATCAACATTCCATCAATCAGGTAAACTTCTATTCAAATCCATACCCGCGTTTAAATCTGACATTGCGATCCTAGTCACTGCAACGGCCTGGGAAGAAAAGATGAATGTTTGCGGTTGGGTAAGTCTAGGCAGATTTAAAGAAAAAGCAGAGGAAAGTGACTTCGGCAAGGGAACTTGCTGGACTATGGATCAAGACCAATTGGCCCCTCTTAAAAACCTCTGGCTAAAAATAATAAAAGAAAAATTGGGGAAAGTAGCATGAAAATTATGGTCAGTGACCTAGAGGTAAAAGTATCAGATGTTGATGGGGAAATAGACAACAGCCCAAAGAATCCAGATAATTACTGTGTATCAGCACATTGGCTGTTCATTGAAAACGGGATTGTCGGACCTGTTCAGCATTTAGTGTGGAACCATAACGACAAACCAAATCCAGATCCTCGGCAGCCGTCCCAGGACGCCCTAGATCAGGCGGACAAACTTGTATTTTTTAACAGCAAATTCGATTGGTCTTGATCCATAGTCCAGCAAGTTCCCTAGCCGAAGTCACTTTCCTCTGCTTTTTCTTTAAATCTGCCTAGACTTACCCAACCGCAAACATTCATCTTTTCTTCCCAGGCCGTTGCAGTGACTA